TGGATGATGAGAGACCCAGCCTTTGCTCGCTCATTGGAAGAAGCAAAGGAAGAAGGCTCCAAGCAGTCCTTTGATGCCTTGGGGCTAAAGAAGGAATCTATCCCCTTTGCTGACTTTAGTAAGATGTTTTTTGACCAGACGGTCTTTCCCCATCAGCAAGACTGGGTAGACCTACTAGAGGGTAGACAACCCTCCTGGTTACATGAGAGCATGAGATATGAACCTGGGGAGTCCAACCGTCTGTTGGTAAACGTGCCCCCAGAGCATGCTAAGTCTACAGTTATCACGATTAACTATTCAACGTACCGCATCGCTCTTGACCCCAATGTTCGTATCATTGTTGTATCCAAGACCTTAGTTAAGGCGCGAGAGTTTGTCTACGCAATCAAGCAACGATTGTCTCATCCTCGCTGGCTCAAGTTACAGACCGCATACGGTCCTGAGGGCGGATGGAAACAGGACGCAGAAACTTGGCGTACAGACACAGTCTACCTTGGCGGCGATGCGCGTAATTCCTCAGAGAAAGACCCGACTATCCAAGCCCTTGGTATGGGTGGTCAAATCTATGGTGCCCGTGCTGACCTCATCATTCTTGATGACGTTATTACTACTGCTAATGCCCATGAATGGGAACAGCAAATTAACTGGCTGCAGAAGGAAGTTATTACCCGTCTGGGTAAGAACGGTAAGTTGCTTGTAGTAGGGACACGGATAGCAGCAAATGACTTATACAAAGAACTCAGGAACCCGAAGCATTGGTCTGGCGGCAAAACTCCTTTTACTTATATGGGGATGCCTGCTGTTTTGGAGTACAAAGAGAAACCCGAAGACTGGACTACCTTATGGTCTGAGTCCGATGTCCCTTGGGACGGAGACGATGACACCCCCAAAGAAAACGGATACTTTTCAAAGTGGGACGGACCAACTCTCTACAAAAGAAGAAGTGAAGTTACGCCCTCAACATGGGCACTCGTATATCAACAAGAGGATATACAAGAGGATTCCATTTTCCCCCCAGCCCTCGTATCAGGAAGCACAAACGGGGCAAGACGAAGAGGGACTTTAAAGGCTGGTGCCGTAGGGCATCCACCTCAAGTTGAAGGTTATACCATTGTGGGCTTTGACCCATCTATGGCTGGCAACGCAGCCTTTGTAGTTATAACGTATAACCGTATGGATGGTCGCATTTATGTGTTGGACTGCGTCAACATGGAAGAGCCAACACCACAAAAGATTAGAGCGCAAATTGAAGAACTTACTCTTAAGTACAAACCACAAGAGTTTAGAGTTGAAATCAATGCTCACCAAAAAGCCTACTCACTTGATACCGAATTACGAAACTGGCTCGCTGCATACGGCGTACGGCTTGATGCTCACTTTACAGGCAAGAACAAGTGGGACACAAACTTCGGCGTTGCGTCTATCTCTACACTCTTTGGCACTATGCGTGATGACAAGTTTCAAAAGAACAATATCTTAGAACTGCCATCATCAGATGGCTCTGAAGGAATCAAAGCATTAACACAACAACTGTTAACGTGGAAACCACAAACTAAAGGCAAGACTGACTGCGTTATGGCTTTATGGTTTGCAGTTATTAGAGCACGTGAACTTATGCAGCAATCAAGTCAGACCAGCATGTATGTCAGTAATCGCTGGGCAACAAGAGCACAAACAGACCGCCGAGTGGCGGTTAACCTCGATGAAATGTTTGCCGAACAATGGCAAGAAAACTACGGATAAGGATTAAATATGACATCTTCTGCTATACCACATGCAGCAAAATATGTAGACCCAGCAACAGGCGAAACAAAAACAACAATCATGGGTGATACTGGATTTGGTCCTAACTCACCAGCCAATCAAATTAAAACACACACACCTAGCGGTGTTCTTGCTGGAGCACATATGGGCGGACATTCAGATGTTGCTGCCAAGCCTGCTGCTAAAGCACCAGTTAAAAAAACCAAGTAATTAACTTTTAGATAGGACTTAGATGTTATCAATGGACCAGATTGGCGCAAGAGTTCAATCTCTGCGTAATCGTGCACATGGTCGTGACCAACGTAACGGTGACGTACAGATGGTGCGCCAAGGAAAGATTAGTCAGGTATATCCTAACTTTTTCCCAGATGGCATTGACCAAAACGTAGTAGCAAACTTTATTGACATTGTTGCACGCGACCTTGCAGAAGTTATTGCACCGCTACCAGCAGTCAATTGTTCTGCTGCTAACCAAGTCTCTGACCGTGCTCGTCAGTTTGCAGACAAGCGCACTCGCATTGCTGCAAACTATTTCCGACTATCTGACCTACAAGTACAAATGTACAACGGTGCAGATATGTATATTACTTATGGTTTCCTCCCGTTCATTATTGAATTGGATGAAGAAGAGCAGTTGCCTCGTATCCGACTAGAAAATCCTGTGGGGGCTTACCCAGAGTTTGACCGCTATGGACGATGCGTTGCTTTTGCTAAGCGTTACTCTATGACTCTTGGTGAACTGGTAGCCCAGTTCCCTGAACAAGAGTACGCCTTGCTTGGTAAAACTGGCTACAAGCAAGACCTTAACGGTATGATTGAAATGATTCGGTATTATGACAAAGACCAATCAGTTCTTTACTTACCATCACGCAATAACATGTTACTGCTACATGCTAAGAATCCTCTTGGCAAGATGAACGTAATTATTGCACGCCGCCCTGGAGTGGATGGCGAACTACGTGGACAGTTTGATGATGTACTGGGTATCCAGTTGCTTCGTAACAGATTTGCATTACTTGCAATGGAAGCAGCAGAGAAGTCAGTACAAGCACCAATCGTTCTACCGCAGGATGTTCAAGAGTTGCAACTCGGTGGTGATGCAGTTATTCGTACTGCTAACCCTGCAGGTGTACGCCGTGTTGAACTATCTCTGCCACAAGGTGCATTTACAGAATCACAACTTCTTAATGAAGAATTGCGTGTAGGTGCTCGTTACCCAGAATCTCGAACAGGTAACGTCAATGCAAGCGTTGTCACTGGACAGGGTGTACAAGCATTACTTGGAGCATTCGATACGCAGATTAAATCTGCACAAGCCATCTTCTCAGTTGCACTGCGTGATGTTCTTACTCGTTGCTTTGAGATTGATGAAAAGATATTTAATGTTGAAAAGACAATTCGTGGCGTAGACGCTGGCTCACCGTATGTTCTTACATACACTCCTTCAAAGGATATTAAAGGTGACTACTCAGCAGATGTACGTTATGGAATGTTGGCTGGTCTTAATCCAGCACAGGGACTTATCTTTATGTTGCAAGCACTTGGTGGTAAATTAATCTCCAAGGATATGGCTATGCGTGAACTACCATTCAATGTTAACGTTACTCTTGAACAAGAGAAAATTGAAGTTGAATCAATGCGGGATGCCCTTATTGGGTCATTAACTGCAATGACGCAAGCCATTCCTCAAATGGCTGCCCAGGGTCAAGACCCTTCAGAGATTGTGCGTAAAATAGCCGAAGTCATCAAAGCCCGTCAAAAGGGTAAAGCAATAGAAGATGCTATCGAAGATATATTTACGCCACCAGTTCCTCCTGCTGGGGCACAACCTTCAGTTGAGCAACCTGTCCCTGCTGCTCCTGGTGCTCCAGTAGGAGGCTCTCCACAAGGAATGCCACAACAAGGAATGCCACATCAACAACAAGGAAGACCAGAGTTGCAAACAATTCTTGCTTCACTTAGCGGTACAGGTGCAACCAAAGCAACATCTCGTATTAGTTCACAACGCCGTATAGTGTAAGGAGTAACTATGGCAGCCCGTAAAAAAAGAGTTGCAACAGTTGCTGATGAATCATATTCTAAGTTAGACCAGCATTGTATCTGGTTACATGAATATCATCGTGCTTTGCGTAGAGTTGGTTTTAGTAATGAAAATGCTTTATGGATTATTGCAACAAAAGATTCTTACCCTGAATGGGTAAATGGGATTAATGTAGATGACATTAGACAGCATTTAGAAGATGAGGAGGACAACTGATGGCTGACGAAGGTGGTTACAAACAACCTAGTAATCCAGCACCAGTTTCAGGTCCTGGTGCGCTATCACAGCGCACTGATGGCGGTGCAGTTGAAGGTTTAACACAACCAGCGCAAGCATATACTGGTGGTGCATATGGTAATAATAAATCTACAATGGACCAACAAACTGCTGCTCCTCTTGCTGGCGACCCAATGGCTGCTGTGCGTTTACCTAGCATCCCACTTTCTGCGCCACCATCAGGTCTTCCTGAGTCACATGGTGCTAACTGGGGTGAAGGTCCAGGTTTAGATTTATCTAATACACCTGCAGCCACTGCAGTTAACCCAGCAAATGTTATTTATCAAGCAATGAAGAATGACAGGTCTGGAGCATTAGAGGCTATCTATAACAAGATAAGCCAGGCATAATGTCAGGACTTCAACCTATATCAAACTTAGCGCCTAAAGCGCCTAACTTAACATT